CACACACAGCATCAGCCAAGTCCTTTGACTTTTTGCGGGGGTGGTCAACTCTGTCATTTTTCATAATCTTTAACTGTGTTAGTTCATCAAACAATAAATCAATTGCAGGCATAGCAAGTCTTTCCTCGTAGACAAGCATAGCCATATCCTCGTAGTGCTTCTTGGCAACAGAAACAGTATCAGTTTTCATTCCAACCTGCTTCAATTCATTCTGGATATCAAAGGATTGCCAACGGTCAAACGAAACCATTCCAATATCAAACCCAAGCCTTCTAAGGTTCTGAATCCACTGCTTAACTTCTGATAGATTAACTGGTCCTTCTACCTTTGGCTCCCACCATGCTACTGCATCTACTACTACTATTGGTGCAACTTGTTCGTAGTTATTAATTACTTGTATGTTTACCCATTTTTCTACATGTGCGATTGCTACCGCACACTTATCGTGTTTCTGTGCAAGGTCAGCATGAACATAATACTTCTTTGTTGGATCTGGTTTAAATGATTCGTCAAATCTTTTAAATGTATCTACTGGGTTTCTTAATGTCATGCAGGCTCTTACTTTTTCTACCTGCTTAAAGAATGCATCTGATGCAAATGTTGGGACACAGGCAAAGCGCATCATCGCATCTCCAAGGTCTGTCATAAAAGCAATCATAAAGTCATCGATCTTACGAGTGGGGTTTACTTCCCATGTAGGTCTTTTTAATGCAAATACTCCTGGATACTTGTATGAAAGTATCTGATCTTCATCCCACGAAATTTCAAACGAGTTGTCTGGACTATCTTCTGGAAGCAGTGGGTTAATGGTAAACTTGTGCGTTCTTTCAACAACTTCTTTCTCAGCAATAACATCGTCATACTTTTCTGAGATGAAGTCTCCTGGATATCTTGGGAAAGAAAGCAAAACAACCTTGCCTAAGTCAGGGAAACGAGAGTCTACAGAACCACGGAAAGCCTTGTAGATATTGTCAGCAGTCTTACCTTGTTCATTACCTGTTCCAACCTCAGATGCAAAACCAGAAATCTCATCAAGAACTGCAAGTAGCAAGTTCAAGCCCTCATGAGACTCACGCTCTGAGTGACCAGAGTAAACAGTAATAGACTTGTCAAACTCAACTGAGTCTGCCTTAGCGTTGTACTTTCCTGCAAACCAAGGTGATCTTTCAATCTTTGATTTAAAACCTTTAAAGAAAACATTCTTTGCCTGTTGAGCGTTAATAGCAACATTGATAAGGTCAATAGCATCTCCAGAGGGCTTACCAAAATACTTTGCTGGGTCTTTAAGGCACAATAGTTTATATACTATATATGAACATGCTACGGTTGATGTGAAGTCTTTTCCAGATCCCTTGCCAAGTTGCAGAATGATTTCATTCTTTGTGTATTTTTCATAATACCTAATTCCATTTTCTTCACCCATAATATTTATGAGATCTTCTTTACGATAGATCTGACTCATAGCCTCAACAATATCGTACTGTATATCAGACAGAGGTGGCTGTCCAAGATACGCCTCACCCTCCACGAACGTCCTTGCATCTACTGGAGTCTCTTCAAAGTGATCAGACTGAAGGGCCTCAAGAAACTCATTGAACATCGTGGACAACTGTGATCACCTCATTGTCTTTTGCAAAGGAAGATAGTCTACGCATAATTTCATCACGAACTTGTGGATACTCTGATGCAATATCTTTTAGTATAAGAACAAGAATCTCCTGGCGCTTTTCAATTTCCATCATTTCTTCAGCAAGTTCTTTGTTTTCAAGAAGACCAGCCTTTTGTAGCATATCAATACGCTTAGACTCAATATCCATTACAAGTTTAATTGCAGCAGTCTTTGCACTAAGATTATTAGTCATGGATGCTTCATCGATAACTTCATATGTGCGAGAAACCAATTTACTGTAGTGTGTATCTGCTGCAGCCAATGCTTCTTTAGCACGGGCACGAATAGCATCATTAGCAGATGCCATAACTTTCCATTCATTGATTAAGGTAACAACTCTTTGTCTTGGTATAGCCAATTGCTTTGAAATTACTGTTGGATCATTACCTTTTAGGTACTCTTCTACTACTTGGTTAACTTGATCAAGGTGCTTTACTAGATCGTCTTCAGTTGACATACTTTCCCTCTAGTCTATTAATTTCATCTTTGATATAAAATATTGCCTTTTCAAGATCCTGAATAGTTTTTGACTCATCTTTAATCCCTGCTCTCCAAAGATATTTAAAAGCATTTCCAATATTAAAGTTTCTATGACGAGTAATCTGAATGCACTCTACTCCAGATGGGTCTGTTGTATAGTGTGTTGGATGATTTACTTGATCAACTGTTATGTTAAGATTTTCACTCATCATCTTCCTCCCACTCAAAAGTTTCTGGTACACCCTTTAATGCAAGTACCCCAAAGGTAAGACCAACTGCACATATCACAGTTAAAGCAGTAACAAGTTTATGAAATTTATTCATCGTTTTGATTTCCTTAATCCAAATTTAGCAAGGTAAACGTAGATGGTTTCTAACGAACACCCACACTCCTTTGCAATCTCTTCTGGTGTCTTTTTATCCATAAGATATCTCTTACGCATAAAGGTTTCACTTGTATATAGTTTAGCAGCCATGATACTAGTTGTCAACTCCAATCGCCTTACCCCAATTCTTTAGTGCCCAGTGTCCAATACCGCAAGCATCCGCAACATCGTTATCTGTAATAGTTCTATCATAGATCGTATTAATAAATTTAATTGTTCTTTCCTTGCGAAGATTTCTTTCGTAAGATTTATACCAAGATGCAGACTTGCCTGGGTTTTGTGATCGTATGTATAACTGTTCATCTTTTGATATTTTCTTATTGCCAATGTAGTTTTGCCAGGTTATTGGAGAAACTTTGCCTATGATCTTTGTTCCAGTTTGTCCTGCTGATCCAAGTATTGCTCCCTGAACCAAAGCAAGGTCTGCAGCAGTCTTGGGGCTATTCATAAAAACTGTATGCTCAATAATTATTGCTTCAAATCCACCGTATATATCAAAAAACGCCTTTACCTTTTTACCAGCATCCATAACTTTTTCATAGACATCATTTCCTTCAAAGTTTATCTTGCCAATAGATTCCAGGCTATCTCCATTAAACAAGGCAAACGCAAGGCTATTTGTACTAGCATCAATAGCGCAAATTCTTTGTGGCTTTATCTCTAAGCCCCACTTATTCTTTACCATTTGTTTTACCCTTTATTTGTTTAATTGCTTTTGTAACTGCGTCTGGATTTATTGCACAAGAAGAACAAATTGCATCATCGTTATATATAGAGAGTGGAGAAGAGCAAGACCTACAGAGCCTTGTCTTCCCCCTTCTTTTTTGTCTTTTTGAGTGCAAGTATCTTTCAGCAATTTTTTCTTTTGTTGCTAGATCTCTACACTCTGCAGAACAGTATATTTGATAAGATACTGACTGCGTAAAACTTTTATCACAAAATCTACAATTCTTCACCGAGAATCTCCAAGGGCGCTATTTTTAGTACGCCTGGTCCTGCAGACTCACATGCTTTTTTAATTGGGCATGACTTGCATATCTTGGAGTTTGATCTATAGTTTTTGTTTGGCAGGGTTTTATCTTCCCATGTCTTTCGAACTAGTCTCATCCAATCAAATGCCTGGTCTACCCACCGACGGTAATGATCGTTTACATCTACAGGGATCAAAAGAAGTTCATGATTATTTTTATTTTCATAAATCATAACACCTGTTGGTCTCTTTAAGATCTTCATATAGATAAGTAACTGCATTAGGTGACCGTTCTTAGCCTTGCCCGATGCTTTTCTATACTCAAATCCTTCGTTCATCATTGTTTTAATTTCACCAATAAGTTCTTGGCCTTGCCAATCAAACATAACATCCCCATATCCAAAGATAGGAGGATCTTCATTTCTGATCTTAAACTCTGTAGTAGGCTCATTGTTTTCATCACGATAAACCTTTACAATTCCAGCATTCATCATTGCGTTCTGAATTCTTGCGTGTGACAATGTTCCTGCTGTCATGTTTGCTGCAGCGTAAGCATCTGCATTGTCTTCAAACATCTGACCGTCAAATGCAAGGTACCAATATCTTGCACACTCTCCATGGCCATAAGCAATGGTTGATGGTGCAAAAGTCTTCTTTGTTGTGTGCTTGTCTACACGAGTAATTGTATAGCCTTCTTTAATCTTTGCCTCAAGTCCTGCTATATCCATAGAATGAACTGGCTTTTCTTCTGGCTTAATCATAACAGTGTGCAGTAAATTTTTCGTCATTAATTTTCTCGTTTCTATTAGTATAAGTATAGCAGACTATCGAGTTATGTATTTTAGTGCAGAGACAAGATTATTAATAGACTCTGCTGCTGTATAGTAAAGATTCTTCTTGCCACGATCCGACTTGTCAACATTAGCCATCCAAGTAGCCTTAAATGCCATCTTCGCAGCAATTGCCTGTAGTCTTACAATCTCGACTGTAGCCACATTAAGTGGAATATCTGGTTTAACAATTATCTTAGCAATAAATGTAAGAGCAGTTGTCAATTCTTCATCCTGCATATAGTCTGCAATTTCAGCCAAACCATTTACCATATCTATTGTTGTGTTTTCGTTTTGCACTTATTTTTCCAATCGTTTAGTTGTTTTATTGTTTTAAAATATATTAATGTTTTTACTATGGCTGTTGGAATAGGGCTTGTTCTTTTTTGTCAAAGTCTTCTATATAATTCATAAATACTGGATCTGCTTTCCAAGACTCAAGCCTTTCTTTTCTTGCTTCTGGATTTCTAGCAGGAAGGTTTAACGCTTCAAAGTCTTCTCTTTTTGAAAAGTGCATTGTTAAAACTTCAGTGTTGTCTCCATCTTTAAAGCGTACTGGCTCTCTCCAATGTGCCTGACCTGCACCCCAAAATACAAGGAGATCTCCGTACTGAAGATTAAAACTTTCATTTTCAATTACTATAGGCCAATCAATGTTTGCGTCTAACTGGTAGTCCATCGTAAGTTTAGTAAAATAGTTATCTGAATCATAATGAACAGGTAGTTTTGGATTAGCATCTGGATTATGTTCTAAGTTGTAACTCAAATAACTGTTATGGAACATATAAACATCTTCCCCAACCATCTCTGAAGCAAACTTTTCAAGTTTTCTGCGTATATGTTCTGGATACATAACCTCTATTTGCATTCTTGCCATGCTTGGTAAAATTAGAGGGGCAAAGAATTCGTCTAAATCCTTAGCCTTTTTTTGATAGTTAACAATTGCAAGTAATACTTCTACTTCTTCATCAGTAAAAAAGTTTTTTATGATGTGTGGAACTACTTTTATCTTTGGCTCATATCCTGTATTCATAGTCCTATTATACACCATCCTCTGAAAGTTGCTCTAGAATGCTCATCTCAATTATGGCAAGTCTAACTTTAGAATTACCCTCCCCTATTACTACTACAATGGCTGGGTCCTTGCCATTCTTCATGGCATCTGTAGTGGCCTTAGCCCAAACCTCTTTATTTAAAGTAAAAGACTTTCCTACTTCTTTAAAGTCTACGACAAAGTTTTTCCAGGAAGCATCTCCCTTTTGTGTATTACGGCCAGAGTTCTTGTGCTGTTTGGCACCAATCCTCTTAGACTCACTCTTCTCTGTCATTACCCTTCCATTTCTGCTTTCCAAACTTAACACTGCTCAAATGTTTATCTTTACACATCCAAGTTAAAGACTTTGTTTCTGCATATAGTCTTGCTGTGTTGACAGTTACCTTACATTCATGACAAATAAATTTTCCACTGTATACTGTAAAACTACCCATTTAGTTTTGCCTTGATTGATTCTTGCAAATCAAGATCCTCTCTTACACGATTAACAAATGCTTCTTTGCCTTGTACCTTTGTGCCGTCAGGAAGTATGTACCACGCTCCTGTACGTTCTACAATCCCGTTTAGTTCTGCGGTAGTAACCAAATCACCAATGGTATCAAGACCAATATCGTCACCTCTAAAATAAAAATCATACTCACCAGACTGGAACCCTGGAGAGGTTTTAGAGAACTGGAGTTCCCACTTAATAGTTCTACCAATTTTTTCTTCAATTAATTTATCTCCTACCTTGATCTTGCCCTTAATCGCTTGATTGTCTGACTCTGAAGAAAAGAGTTTAACAATAC